AACTCGCCCGGAGCGATCGGTGTGTCGTCTCCCTTGATGCGCAGTCCTCGCGACTTCAAACCACCCGGGAGGTTACTGAGCGTGCCCGCGTCAACCAGCTGGCGCAGCAGCGACGTACCCGCCTTCGCGTAACCACCGATCAGGTGGAAGAGACCGAAACCGTAAGCGCCGAAGCCGGGGATGTACTGGTAGTGGACATAGTGCAGGCGCTTCATGCGCTTGTTGTCGTCTTCCTTCCAGTTACGCCGGATCGCCAGCACATCGTTGGTGCCTTCCACGTACGTGACGATGTACGGCAGGGCAACACCTGTCTCCTCGCCGTCCTCATCCTTGTCTTCAAACCCGGGCAGGTTCAAGTCAACACAGACCTCGTTGATGATGTACCGGTCGTCATTCAGCGCGGAGAAGCCTGTCTCGTTGTCCTTGGTCTTCTGAATCTCGTCAACAACCTTGGGCGGGTCTCCGAGGGACACGTCAGCCCAGAATCCATCAACCTGAAGCATGCGAATCTCGTTCTCATTCTTGCGCATGCGGTGCGTGATACGGGGGGCGCTCTGCAGTTCGGAGGTGCCATACGGCAGGATGATGTCTTCAGCGCCTACAAACACTGAGGTCTGCCGGTCGAGCATCGGGTCTTTGTAGACCTTCTTGAACGCAGAGCCCGCACCCGGCAGGCTCCACAACATCTTCTCGTGCTCGGGGCGGAACTCCACCATGTTCTCGGTGAGCTGCCAGTTCATGTCGTCCTGCACGCGCTGCGCGGCTTCTTCCTTGTCCCGCGTCTGCTTGCCGACAATCTTGGTCTTGACCGGCCCCGCAGCCGGAAACGTCTCCATGATCGTCTCTGACTGGAACCTGACCACCGCCTCAGTGATCATCGGGTGGTATACACCACACGCTCCCGCCCACGGCTCGGTACGCTCCTCATACTTCAAGCCCATGAGCTTGATGCCGTTCTTGAGCATGTCCTCCCAATCCCTGCGGGAGTTGCTGTCATTCTTCACCTCAGCCGCGAGATCGGTAACCACACCGGTTACAGCCTGCGCATCCATAAAGTCGAGCAGGTTGGCATTGAAGTCCGCTTCCTCGACCGCATCGACCTCTACGACTTCCGCATCGTCAACACCTTCAATCTCGATCTCGATCTCCGGCTCGTCTGCTGCAGCTTCGATCCCGACCGGGGCTTGGTACAACGCTTTGTCAATGCTCATGTCATATCCTTATTTTCTTCGCCGCGCCATATTCGAGCGCGGGTCGTATGTAAATGAACTGGGAGAATATCCTGTGGCACGCGCTGCGCGGTCTTTCGCACGCTCTTCAGCGGTCATTTTGTTACGCACTTCACCCACAGCCGTGAAAGTCTTACCGTCCGCCTTCAGGTGCCCGCGAGCTTGGAGCACGGCTATCGCCGCCGCGTGGGGGTTTTTTGGTGGACTCTTCTGCGTCCGCATCTGTTCCGCCAGACGTTTAATGATCTCGCCCCGCCCCATAAACTTCTGCGTCGCCATCAGTAATACCCCACATGTCTCTGGCTCTTAAACGACTTCGGCGTGTCCTTCCACTCATCCGAGTCGAGCGTGATGAAATTCCCCTGCCTGAACCTGAGCAGAGCCTGTGTCGCGGTGTCCACGTAGTCGTCGTGGTCTCCTGCCGGGAACGCAGCCATCTCCTCGATGACCTCCTTGGCCCACCGGGTGTTCGGAGCCCACACTTTACCACTAGCAAACAGATCAGCGACAGCATTTAGTCGCACCATCTTGTCGTTACCTCGGCTGGGGGTGAACTCCTGCACGGGCACACCGATGTGCCGCATCTCCTGAAGCAGCGGGGCCCCGGCAGCTTTCTTCTCGATGATCACCGACACCGTGTTCTCACCCCACGTCTGCCGCAAGTCCTTGAACTGGTCGATCGCCACCTGCTTCAACTCCGGGAACTCCATGCGGTCCTTGAACGCGTCGAGCAGGATGAGGTGCGGCTGGTTGTTGTCCTCTTCGTTGTACCAGACCCCCCACGTCGTGCAGGCGGAGTAGTCGTTCTGGCTCTTGGTGTCGTGGGCGGTGTCCCATGACTGGAGGACGTAGACGCACTGCGGCGGCTCCTCCGCCTCCCACTCCCGCCACATGTCGCGCTTGATGATGGCTATCGCATCGGAGGTCGGCTGCTGCTGGTACTGGGCGTTCCAGAACCGGGGGTTCAACGTGGCGCGAGTCTTCTCCAGCTCCGCGAGCGGCCACTTCTCCGGCCACAGGGACTTGCCCGAGGGCAGGATGGCAGGGAACTCGATCACCTCCCACTGGTCCGCGTCGGGGTTCTTGGTCTGGTACTCGATCAGCTTGGCGGTCAGGTCGATCTGCCCCCACCGGGTCATGACGACGATGATGGCCCCACCCCACATCAGACGCTGCCGGGGGCCGGTCTGGTACCAGTTCCACGCCTGCTCGAACGGCAGCTTCGACCCGCTCTTCAAGTCCTGCTCCGAGTGCGGGTCATCGATCACCAGCAAGTTGGCACCCCGCCCTGCCAGCGCACCACCCACACCCACGGCGTAATACTTACCCCCGGCGCTCGTACTCCAACTGCCCGCGCCCTTCTTGTCCTCCGCGAGCCGCGTGTCCTTGAAAATCTCTTTGTACTCAGCGCTGGCCAGCAAGTTCCTCACCCGCCCGCCGAAGTCCTCCGATAGCGAGGCGGTGTGCGTCGCCATGATGATCTGGTGATCCGGGTGCAGCCCCATGTACCACGCTGGCAGCAGGTACGACGCCAGCTCCGACTTGCCGTGGCGTGGTGCTATGTTGATGATTATGCGCTTCTTCTTACCCTCGGCCACGTCCTTGAACAGCCGGGACATGATCTTGTGGTGCGGGCCCACGGAGTAGTTTGGGTAAACACGTTTTGCAAACTCAATGAGATCGTTCTGCGCCGCCGCGACGCCAAGCCGCTTGATCCGCTCATCGAGAAGGGCGATCAACGCCTCCTTCTCTTCAGGCGTCTGGGCTGTCGGCAGTGGCTGGTTCATTCGCCTGTATGATCTCGGCTTCCACCGGATCAGCTTCAATAGACTGTCCCTCGACCACCTTCATCAGCCGCATGTAGTCACCCATGCGCTTGTCGATCTCGGACTGCAGCTCCGCATCGGAGAGCTCGGTCTTCTTCACCTCCACGCGTTCGGTAAACAGCGCAACCTCTGTGACCTTGCCCAAGAGCTCGATCGCTCTTAAACGTATTTTGGCATCTGGGTGTTTGACTTCTTCCAGCAGCGAGGCGATGCAGTAGCCCCGGATGTGCTTGGCCTGCTCCACGAACGCCCAGTCGTACGCGGTCAACATCCCTACAAGATGTTTTACAGCAGCGGGGATTTCCACGTTGGCGAGCGCCAGCTTTTGTTTTTCAGCGTCGAGCGGGGCGGTCATCGCAAGAAAAGCGTCTGTCGCCGTTTTCTTCTGCGCGTCGTCGGCTGCGGCGTCATCATCGACACCCAACCCCTTCAGCCACTCCGCAGTCTGGACTTTACCGTCAACGATCTGCGCCGCCGAGGCGTCCGCGTCGGGGGTAAAGTTGGCGCTGTCCAGCATAACGGCTGGAACAAAATTCGCCTCGTCTGCAGTGACTAGGTGCTCAAACAAACATGTACTCCGCGCTGGTTAGCGAACAGGGCTTGCAGCGCCCCAGTGGGTAGCATACAATGAACCACCTTCGTTGTGAAGCGTCTCCTATAGACGCCTTTCCCCGGCTATTAAAAACCCGGGGTTTTTTTTCTGCTTGGTTGTCAAAAGATTGACATATTTCTATGGCGAATTTTGCAGAAAAATTTGAAGGGGGTGACGCCCCGGCGATCCGGCACCAGCCGTCCACGCAGCACCAAGGAGGAGGGGATGTTGCAGCGTGGTAGCGCGGGGGCGGGGCGTCGGGGGTGAGTATAGTGGAAGCAGCGGTGGGTGGCTACATGTCTAAAGTTAGACATCAGACCCTGTTTCTGTGGAATATTTGCGCGAAATAGTGTTCTGCGCCGAGCTGCCACGCTGCCCCGTCAAAAGGCTGCCCCGCCCCCCAGTGGGTCTGACTGCCCTGCCGCGCAGCTGCCCCGACTCTCCAGAACGTAGTGTGGTATAATGTAGTCACTGTTTGGCACCTAGCCACTCAGCCACCAAGCCCCTGTGCCTCACCGCATCGGGGCTTTTTCTTTTGGGGTGCACCACACCCCAACACTTACCAGAAACCAGAAAGGAACTACCATGAAACACCAGAACCAATGGCTGGACGCTTTGATCGCTGCACTCAAGGCCAAGCAAAGCCACGAGGCCGCGCTCGTGGCGCTCATTGCGCACCACGGAGGCAAGCGGACGGAGGCGCTCATGCACGACCTGTGCGCAGGTATCCACGCGCTCTACCCCAAGACCGACGCGGGGGTGAAGTTCTACATGGGGCACTTCAATGTGTCCTTCCCGAGCAAGGGTGCAGGCTACCAGACGTGGCGCGACCTGATCGCCCCGCATCTGCCGAAGATCAAGGCCGCGACTACCAAGCCGCGCAGCAGCAAGGCGACTGACCCTGTGGCCGCGCTTGCCAAGCGGATCATGCGTGACCTGACGGCTGCACAGCGCCGCCGCTTGGTTGCGCTGGTTGGCTGAGCAGGTTGGGGTGCTCGGCACCCCAGTTTTGACAGTTTCCCACAGCGCGGTTTTGTGGGCGCGATGGGGGCTGCGCTAATGCCCCCAACACGTTTAGGAGAGAACGACATGCTCAAACAAGTTGTTGCGCTTGCCGCAACGCACCCCACGCTAGTCGTGGAAAAAGGAAACCGCCGCATTCTCGTTATGGTGCGCGGGTTCAAGAACGCCACCGCAGCCGCGCTTGCAGCGCTAGACGCTGCGAAGCACGCCCCGTGCACATGCTGGGCGTGTGATGAAGGCAACGAACCCTGCGTCGCGGGACAGATCGTAGGGTCACACGAAGAGATACAGCTATGAGCAAAATGTCTGACCTCGCACGAAAGGACTCGAAATGAAACCCATCGCCCACATCACCGCCACTGACAACAAGCACGTGGCCCAGCTCCTCAAAGCCCCCAAGCTGCGGCGCTCCTTGGGTACACGTTGTGCAGCTGGATATCTGCGGAACCGTGGCTGGTCGTTGGAAACGGCACTGTATGTGCTGCTCCGCACCACG